TGCGGTTGTCCATGCACGCCTGCGGGAAGTCCGGCGTCACCTGATCGCCATTGGCGAAGTAGCCAACGACATAACCGGAGCCATCAGGGGCACGCCACACATGGCCGCCATCCGGGGCGGCGCTAAGAGTGAACTGCCAGCCGGGTGCGTGAACGTGCAACAGGTGGGCGATCTTGGCCCAATTCACATAGTCAGCGGCATAGGAGCCGCTGCCCTTGGTGGAGATGTCATCAGGAGAGATGACCCCACCAAGTTGCGGGAAGTCGGTCATGGATGCGGTGGTATCGGGTGCCGCGTCGCTGCAGCACCCTTGCATCCTAGGCTAGCCAACGCTAGGGGTCAAGTCCCTGATCCATCGCCGCTAGTGCATCGGCAACCGGATCGGAGCCGTTGATCGTGATCGCCTCCCATTCGCTCGGCGTCCACTGATGCCAGCCGCTCAGCACGTTGCGCAGCAGGTCGCGCTGGGCGTTGGTCAGGCCTTGGCAGTGCTGCTCCAGCTCCTTCCATGCCACCGCCGGGCTCAGCTGTTTTTCCTTGGCAATCGCCTCAAAGCGGCCCTGATGCTCGGCGCTCAGGGCCTTGGCCGCTTCCTCGGACAACGGCTCCGGTTGCTGCAACCACTCCGGCGGCTCCAACTCGCCGATGAAATGCGAGAAGAACTCCGTCGCCCGCCATGGCCGGCCGTGGGCGTCGGTGATCGGCTGAGAATCCTTGAGCCGATCCTTCAGGCGCCGGTCGCTCACGCCGCTGTAGTCCCCTTCGGCCACCCGTGCATTGGCCAGCGCCAGCTGGATGAAGGTGAGCGGCTGCGGCTGATCGGTCTTGGCGTTCTGCAGCTTGTTGAAACTCGAATCGCGCACGGCGGGAAAGCCGGCCTGCTCGCCCCACTCATGCAGCGTGCTGTGAATCCAGCCATTGCGGTTGCACCACGCGGTGAGGGTGCGGCCAAAGCGCTGGCGGGCGGCTAGCGGTGGATGGCTGTAGCGGTCGTGATCCAATGCTTGTGCTTCGCTAGCGGCTAGCCTACCCCTAAGGATGGGCAGCCGCCTCCCCGGCCCTTAGCCGCACGTCCTGCACTGCTCCATCGCTCACGACGACTCGATCCACCCACTGCGACAGCAGGCGTCGCGTCTGCTCCGGTGTCCTGGTCATCTCCGCCCACACCTGCGGTTGATCCAATGCCTCTAAGGCATCGCTCAGCGTGAAGCGGCTGCCGCCATCCCTCACGCAGTCCTGCAGCAGCGTGCTCAAGCGCTGCTCCTTGCGCTCGATCACTTCCGCCAAGTCCGCATCCTCCAGCAACCGCAGGTCACTGATCTGGCCCTGCAGCTGTTTGATCTCTGGGCTGAGCCGCTGCTTCAGCCGCAGCTCATCCACCACGCTGCTGTAGGCCAGCAGTTCCCGCTTCTCCCACAACCGCTGCAGCACTGCCTCCAGCACGGTCTCCTCCTTGATCCCTTTGTGCGGACGGATCGGGCACACCTCATGGGTGCAGCGCAGATAGATCGGCCCTGGCTGGCGCGGCTGGTGGTAGTGCATCAACCCGCCGCAATGGCCGCAATGCACCAAGCCGGTCAGCACCCGGCTGCGACGCTTGCGAATCGGCGTTGTGGAGCGGACCCGCAGGGACTGCATCACCTGCTGGATCTCCACCTGCTCCTCGTGGCTCACCAGCCCTTGATGGGCGTGCGGGTGAATCTCCTCCACCTCGCCTGGTTTGTTCAGCAGCCGGCTTTTGTTGCCATCGGCGTCCAGCTTCCAGCGGAAGGTGCCATAGACGCGGCTGCCGGCAATCGCTGGATTCAGTAGCCAACGCCGCAGGCCCTCCAGGCTGCGAAACGCCTGCCCGCATTCCTTGTACTGATAGTCGAATGCATCGCGCAGGCTGCCGCTGGCCAGGAAGTGCTCCACGATCTGCCGCGCCACCGGCGCCGTCTCGCGGTCCAGTTCGTAGTTGAGCTTGCCCTCGGTGTAGCGGTAGCCAAACGGTGGTTTGCCCGCTTGAGGCTTCAGCTGCTTGCGGGCATACACCTGCCCGTGATGCACCCGCTCACCGATCAGCTCCGATTCCATCTGCGCCATGCCCATCAGCAAGTTGGCGTAGAAGCGCCCCATCGCCGTGGATAGATCAATCGACTGATCGAGGCAGATCAGGTTCGGCCAGCTGTCTTGGTTGAACAGGCGCAGCAGCTTGCCCCCATGCACCGTGGAGCGGCTCATGCGATCCATGCGCGTGCAGAGCACCGTGTTCAGCAGGCCCTGGTCGCAGCACTCCAGCAAGCGCTTCAGCTCCGGCCGGTCGTCGCGGGTGCCGGAGGCCACATCCACAAACTCCACCACCGGCTCGCCCAGCTTCTCGGCCTGCTCCCGGAGGCGGCTCAGCTGCTGCTCTAAGGCGTGGGCCTGATCCTCGCTTTCGGTGCTGACGCGGGCGTAGATCGCCGTCGTCATCGTTCAATTCGCTCCAGGCTATTCTGTGGCTACAGGCTTAGCCGCGCCAGAGCTGCTTGGCCTGAAACCACAGCCGAAAAGCCGCATGACCACTGCGATTTCAGACCTGACCGCTCAGCCGATCACGCGCATCACTCTGCTGGAGCTGCTCAGCAGCGACGGCCAGGCCCATGAAAACCTGGGAGCGGGCGTACGTGAGGCCTGCATGTGCCTGCACGAGGCCCGGAGCTACTACGACCTGCCGGCGGTGCTGGAGGAGCCTCTGAGCCGCTTCCGGTGGCACCTCGATCAGGCGTTTGCGGCGCTGGAGGATGCCCGCGAGCTGATCTGAACGGCACGCCCAGTCGAATTGCCACTGGCCCTAGGGAATAACGCCCCTAGGGCTTTTTGCTGTCTTGACGCGCAGCAGATCTGCCTCGGACTGGCTAATTCGCTCTAGCGCAGTTTATTGTTGTGATTCGCGCTAGTCCCGCCATGCGACGGCTAGCGACTAACACATCCAAAGCCATGACCGCATCCCTTCACTTGGTGACGCGCAGGCCCAAGCGCATCACGATCACTGTGTCCTACGCCGTTGCGGAGCACCTTTTCACGATGAGCGATGAGCAGGGCCGCTCCACTAGCAACCTGGCCGCTCACCTGCTGGAGGTGGCGCTGGAGGCCATGCACGGTGAGCCGCCGATCAAGAAGAAGTGGCCCGGCAAGGGCTGAGCGCATGGCCCCGCAAGGGGCCTTTTTTGTGGCGGTGTGCAGCAGTCCTGCGGCGGGTCGCAAGGGACTCGGGCACTAGCGCGGATTCGCTGCACCAATACAGCTAACCGGCGCTAGCCTCTTCCCGCCGGGATTTACCGGCAAATCTTCGGCAATCACCAGCAAAGACCGATGCCACGTTTAGAGCTGCGATTACCGCCTGAGCTGCACGACGACCTGTTGAGGCGCAAGCCCAAAAGCCTGTCTATGGCTACGTTCTGCGCTTTTTTATTGGAGCAGCAAACGCTAGGGCTTGACAGCGCTAGTAACCTACCCGCGTACCGTGTCGGTGCGGGAACCCCACAGGTCAATGGGTTTTCGGCTGTATCGGCTTTCGATCCAGAGCTAGGACGCTCTGGCTCAGCAGCCTGCGCGACAGCAACGGCTGTTGAGGCTGTCCCGCCTGAAATTGACCAAGCCCTTGAACCCAAAAAAAAAGGGGGTGCAGGGGGAAAACGCAGTCCCTACAGCGTCAAGGCCATCAGCGCTGATCTGGTGCCTGCAGACCTGATTGACTGCCAGCAGCTGCTGCCGGAGTTCTGGGCCGTCAAGAAGGGCACTCGCTCTGAAGGCGTCTGGAATCGCGTCTGCAACAAGCTGCGCCAGTGGACGCCAGACCAGCGGCGCGAGGCTTTGGAGCGGGCCATCGCCAGCGGCTGGGGCGATGTGTTTGAGCCACCCACCGTCAAGGCTGCAGCGGCCAGCACCGGCTACGTCGATTCGATCACCCGCGACCGTCAGGTGATGGATTCCTTCCTTGCCATGTTCCCCACCGAGCAGGAGGCCGCATGATCACGCAGGAAGATTTCGGCAAGGTGTTGCAGGCTCTCAGCCGCACGCTGCCGCGCTTCAAGCCTTGGGATGAGACCGCCATGGCCTTGGCGTGGATGACATTCCCTGAGAAGGCCAAGCAGGAGCTGACCCGTGAGGTGTGGCTCTATGCCGCCGGGCAGCGCCGCCTCGATCCCAATCCACCAGAAGATGTGCCGCTGGATCTGCAGCTGCTCAACTACGTGTTCCGCAACGAGAACGGCCGCGCCAACGTTGAGTGGGGTCTGAAGGCTGATCTGCCTGAGCGGATGCAGCGCCCGCATGTGTTCAACCCGCAGCCGCAGCCTGGGGCCGTGGTCCTGCCGCCGGAGCCTGCCGTCACCAACCCATTGCTGCAGGAGGTGCGCTGGTGAGCTTCGGTCCCCTCTTTGACTTCTCCGCTAGCGCTAGCGAGGCTGCCAAGGATCACGCCATCGCCACGGTCGGCAGCAATGCCGGCACTGAGTTCATGGAGCAGGCCAAGGCGGTCATCTTGGAGCGCCTCTCTGGCACTGAGTGCCTCGCTGAGGAGTTCCGCCGCGTCTGTGAAGACGCCGGCATTCGCCCCCATCACCACAACGCCTGGGGCAGCCTCACCAACCAGCTGGTCAAGGCCGGGATCCTGATCGACACCGGTCGCCTTGGTAAAAGCACCAGCGTCCGCAGCCATGCCCGCCGCCAACCGATCTGGAGGGTGCGCTGATGAAATCACAACACGGCAACAAGCGAATGTGCGCTAAAGAATCGCCTGAATGTACACCAAAAAGAAGCGTGGAGAAGTTTATTCCAAGACCCACCGAATATGCCGGCGTTAGATTTCGGTCTAAGTCTGAGGCTGTTTTCGCGAGAAGCTTGGATCTAGCTGGAGTAAAATGGCTGTATGAGCCATTTGCGCAAATACTGAACCCGCCCGGTGATCACAGCTGGGACTTCCTGTTGTTTGCAACGGCCATTAAGGCCGGCATGGCCACTTGGAATCAACACAAGTTTCATGTTCCAGGGGCCACGTTTTATGAATCGGACGCTTGGTTCGTTGAGTTCAAGCCAGCAAGGCCGAATGATACTTACTTGCTTGAGCTTGGCGAAAGAACCTTTGGGTCAGAGGGCTCTTCTTACCCTGGTAACTTCGCGGTTGTCTACGGCAGTCCATGGGAGTCAACTGCCTATAGAGCATTTCCACTCCTTTTTAGGGCAGAGCCTTGTTGGTTTCAGCAGCCGCCTGCTGCTAGCGTTCTGAGATTTATTGCCCAAGAGACTAGCTATACGTCTGTCGAGGCAATGCAATACAGATTTGACATTGCCAAAGAGACGCGTAGCCCTTCTGTTGTTCATTGGAGGGATGAAATTGAAGCCAGCCTTTGATCTCTCCGCTGTTCAAGCGCTCCTGCAACGCGGCATCAACGCGGGCCATTGGCAGCTAGAGCACCTCGACTTCCCTAGTCCCGATTACGAACGGCAGCTGCTCGAAGCCCGTCAGTCCAGCTACTTCTCCCCTACTTACGAACCGCCCACGCCCTATGCCAACCCGCTCCGATCCCCCAACACCGGTGAAGCCGTCCAGCCCATCAACCCCCGCGACTTCGACGTGGCTGCAGCCACTAGGGCTAACGAGGGACCAAGAAACGTGGACCTACCGCCTCTCCAATGGCCACCAGTTCCCGGTGAGCGTCACCAGCCTGATCTCAGCTGTGACCAAGACGCCGCAACAGCTGGAGGCGATCATGGCCAGCCGCCACATCTGGGAGCCACGGGGCAACACCATCCACCGAGCCCTAGAGGTGATGGCGCACCAGCGCTTCAACCCCAGCCCACCGCCGAACCTGTCTCCAGCGCCCCATGGTGACTACGGCGCCTGGATTGAACCGCTCCTAGCCCACGAACTCTGGGATCGCATCAGCGTGATCGGCGCTGAAGTCATGGCCTACAGCCTGCGCCGCAACGTCGCTGGCACCGCCGACCTCGTGATCCGCTTTGCGGATGGCACCTACGGCATCGCTGATCTGAAAACCCAAAGCTCCGAGCGCTCCACCCCCTACGACACTCGCCCGCAACTCGGCGCTGGCGTTGAAATGATCGGCGACCACTACCAGCTCCTCATTTCCCGGTGCCTCACGCTCTGGTCGCGGCCCGGCAGCTTGGTGATCCAGACGCACACTGCCGATGAGTGCCTGCAGGCCTGGCTGGATGTCTGCGAGGAATACACCGCGCGGTTCCGCCCCTTCTAGGCCGCTAATTAGCCGCCGCTAGTCCACCAGCGCCCCATCCCGTGGCACTCTTGAACCGCCGGGATGGCCCGAATACAACACCCGCAAGGGGAATCAGGGCAGGAGCATGCGGCTCCATCGGAATCCCGGCGCCCTCTTCGCTAGCCACCCTTGACGCCTAGCGTTGGCTAGCCTATTCTCGTGATTACGGGGGCGACCCCACCGCATCCTTCCCATGAACCCTCTCTGCACGGTTCTCCCAGATCTTCCCTCCTCCGCCACGGACTGGGCTGAGCGCTACCTCTTCAACAGCGCCATCCTGTCCGACTACTGCCACGAGGAAGAACTCGACGACATGCACGCCACCTTCATGGCGGCCGGCATCCCCTACACCGTCCAGTTCCGCCCCGGCACCCCCGAACCCGAGCCCTACGACTGGGCCGACGAATGCCTCAGCGCAGCTGATCGCAACTCCTTCGCTTGCTTCCAGTGACTAGCCCTAACGAGCAGCAGCTCGCTTTTCTGCTGGAGCAAGCCGTCACCAACGACATGCACGAGGAAGACGCCGCCGACTTCCTCGACGACCACGGCATCCCCTGCTTCTCCCACAACCGTCAAACCCTCATCACCCTCGCCTACCGCAACGGCTGGAGACCAACCCCATGACATCCCCATCCCTACCTCCCTTCATCACCCGCAACACCCGCCGCACCTACTCCCGCACCACACCTCCTCAAGCCGTGCCCTCCCGTCCGCACCGCAAACCCTCCAAACCCCAATCCTTCCTTGAGCGTCATGGCGATCTCATCACCTTCCTCTGGACTTGCATCCTCATCGCAGCCCTCGTCTACACCGCCTTCTCTTGAACCGCTGCTAGAAGAACTCACCAACCTCGCCATCAGTGAGAAAGCGATCCAAGCCCGACGCCAAGAACTCCTTGACCTATTGGATCAACTGGTGGAAGCGGGTGAAGCAGAGGAGCAACTCGCGTGGAACGACTGCAAAATCACTCGCCGTAGCCGCAAGTCCTACACCTATCCCGCTCACATCCTTGAGCAACGCGAGCAGCTCAAGGCATCCGAACGACTTTCACTCGCCTTGGGCGAGGCCACGGTAACCACCAAACACTTCTGGGAAGTCCGCACCGCATGAAGACCAAGCTCAAAGCCTCCTCCCTCCCCATCACCCTCACCGCCTATCAACGCGCCATCGACGCCGCCGCTCGCACCGTCTCTGGCATCCCCCGCGCTCAACTTGAAGCCATCGTTGCCGCCGCTATCACCGCCATCGGCAAACCAGACCATGACGACAAAGCGGCCTGAATACCAACCCTGTCGCCTCGTCTCCCTCTGCGGTCAATACCTCACCGTTAATGGCACCTTCTCCGCAGATCCTGCCCGCGCTCTCACCGCCGAGCGCTGGTACATCGAGCGACAGCAGCAACGCATCAACACCGCCACCATCATTCTCCGGGCCTAGTGCCATCACCTTTGATGTGATCGGCATGGAAGCCGCCACGCAAGGCTCGAAACGCGCCATGCCCAACGGCATCATGCTTGAAACCAACAAGCGCCTACGCCCTTGGCGCTCGCACATCACCGACGCCGCACTCGCTACCAACTACCCCCTCACCACAGCACCGGTCTCTATCTCCATCACCTTCCGCTTCCTACGACCCAAGGCTCACTTCAACAAATCCGGTCTATCCCCGAAAGCACCACTCCACCTAACCTCCAAACACAAAGGCGACATCGACAAGCTCTCCCGTGCCGTGCTTGATGCCCTCACTGGCACTCTTCTTCACGACGATTCTCAAGTGGTTCAACTATCCGCCCACAAGCGCTACACCACCCCAGAAGAACGTCCAGGTGCCCTCATCACCATCATCCTCCTCACGGCAACTTAAGCTAGCCAGCCTTGGCACTATGGAGCCGTGGTCCGTCGTTGCTGAATACCCCTACACCGGCGAACCCTTCGGCCTTGTCTTCAATGACGACTCCACCATGGCTGAAGCTGAATACATCGCTCGACAACTCCTCGCCACCTTCCGCCTTACCGGCCTCTACCTCCCCTCCTCCTCACAAGACAACCCCGAAGGCAACTACCTCTTCCTCTTCACCATCGAACCTGAAACCATCCCCCGCATGGGCACCATCTGGGCCTACGGCGTCGACGATGCGGAACTCCGCCTAAACGTCCTAGCCTCTGATGGCACGCTCTTCATGCCCTCCCCTGGTTAAACTCCGGCCATGGCTAAAGAGCGCGGACACTACAAACTCAACGCCAACTTGATTGAAAAGGCAGCAAGACTTGCTGCTTTGGGTTGGTCTCAGCGCAACATCGCTGAAGCTTGTGGTGTTGATGATTCCACCTTTCGCATGTGGATCTCTAATGCCGACACTGCGGAGGCCACTAAACTTGAATCCGCGCTTTTAGCGGCTATTCAAGAGGCTGCAGCAGCAGGTGAAGAAGCCTTGGTCGCCAAAATCGCTAACGGCGACACACGCGACGCTCAATGGCTGCTCACTCACTCCGCACGCTGGCGTGATCGCTGGTCAGACGCAGCCGCCACACGACGCGAAGTTCTCAATACCCTCACCACCGTTGTCCAAGTCATTCAGCAGTCCGATCTGACACCCGAGCAGCAAGATCAACTCCTGCTCCGCATGCAGGCGGCTGGTCTTGGCGCTCTCGCTTGATCCGCTCAGCGCAGCACGCGCTCAGATCCAGCTGGGCCGCAGTGCTGGCCCTGTCGTGCGTGACAGCAATGCCCTGCTCGCTCGCATCTACAGCGACCTGCACCCCAAGCAGCAGGCCTTCATTGACGACACCGACCACAAGATCGTCGCCCTCTGCGCCGGCTACGGCTCCGGCAAAACCCGTGCCCTAGCCGCCAAAGCCGTCAACCTTGCCATCGCCAATCAGGGCTTCATTGGTTGCGTCATGGAACCAACCGGCCCCCTGATCCGTGACATCTGGCAGAACGACTTCGACGACTTCCTGGAGGCCTACGAGATCCCCTACACGTTCCGGGCCTCACCGCTGCCGGAATACATCCTGCACCTGCCAGGCGGTGACACCAAGATCCTGTGCCGTTCGTTTGAGAACTGGACACGCCTTATCGGTCTCAACCTCGCCTGGTGTCTCGCTGATGAGGTGGACACCGTGAATAAGACGCTGGCGCAAAAGGCGTTCACCAAGATCCTCGGCCGCCTTCGCTCCGGTAACACCCGCCAGTTCGCTGCCGCCTCCACACCCGAGGGCTACAGCTGGCTCTACCAGAATTTCGGCACCGAGGAAGCCCTGGCCCGTGAGGATCGGCACCTGATCAGGATGCGCACCTACGACAACCCGCATCTACCGCCGGACTTCATTGAAACCCTGAAGGCCAACTACGACCCCAGCCTGCTGCTGGCCTACTTGGAAGGGCAATGGGTCAACCTGACAACAGGACAGGTCTACGACCGCTTCAGCCGCGACAAGCACGTTCGAGAACTGCCTCAGCTGCTGACCTCAACCGGTCAACCGCGCAAAGACTGCCAGCCAGGCCAGCCACACCCAGATGAGTCAATCCTGCTGGGCGTTGACTTCAACGTCGGCAACATGTCCGGCATCCTTGCGGTGCGCCGTGGCAACACGCTGCACATCTTTGATGAGATCAGCGGTGCCCATGACACCGACGCCCTGGGCCAAGAGGTGCGCCGCCGCTACGGCAAAGCCCGCATCCTCGGTTACCCCGATGCCTCCGGCGCTGCCCGCAGCACCAACAGCTCCCGTAGTGATGTGGCGATCCTTGAGGCCTACGACATCCACAACATGGCACCCAAGGCCAACCCGCCGGTGCGTGATCGCATCGCAGCAGTGCAAGCGTTGCTGGAGAACGGCAACGGTGATGTGCGCCTGTTCGTCGATCCGCGCTGCAAGCGGACCATTGAGTGCCTAGAGCTGCAGAGCTACAACGACAAAGGCGATCCGGATAAAGAGGCCAATTTCGACCACATGAACGACGCGCTGGGCTACATCGTTCACCGCTGCTTTGAGGTGGGCCGGGCCACCAGCGGCAAGGCGGTGCGCGGCCTGCGGCTCTATTGACTTGCGCTAGCCACCAATTATGGGCTAGGCTTCGCTCGGTTAGTTGAACCCGGCGGCCTCTTCGGACTCCCCGGCGGCTTCTAACCACCCCATTTCATCACTGCCATGACAACCACCCTCGCGTGGGTGGCGGTGATCCTGCTCTT